GATCGAAGGCCGCGAAGATCCGTACCTGCTGCGGCAAGCGATGCAACCCACTTCGGCATGCGGCGGGACTTGCTAAAGGAGACGACCATGAGAGCATTCCAAGAAAATCAGATGGAGCGCATGCTCACCGGCGTCAATCCGAACGGCGCCAACGAAACCATCATGCAGCAGCTCGACGGATTCTCCGCGGCTGGCCGCCAGCGCACGCTTGCGCGGGAATCCCGCATCGTCGAAGGCGCGAGGCTCTGGGCCGACGTGATCGAAGGCCGCGAAGATCCGTACCTGCTGCGGCAAGCGATGCAACCCACTTCGGCATTTGCGTGGGAGGGACTGTGCAAACGGTACCCGCGTCTATTCCACGAAGCCATGACTACGAGCGACTTTACCGCGCTCACCGCGGATATCCTCGACCGTGAATTGCTCGGCTACTACGCCAGCGTGCCAATCCCGAATGAGGGACTGTGCAAGCACGTCACGTTGCGCGACTTCCGTAACCGCAAGCTATTCCTCGAGGACGGCATGGCTACGCCGTTTGACAAACTCGGCGAGTTTGAGGTGTACGAGCAGCGAGCATTCACCGAAGAGACGCCGATCCAGTATTTCCCGGACGTGTATTGTGGCGGCGGCAAGGTCTCGTGGCGCGCCATCATCAACGACGACCTGGGCGTGTTCCGCGAGATCCCGCAACGCCTCGCACTGGGCGCGATGCGTACTCGGCACAAGTTCATCACCGGGCTGTACGTCGATGTGAACGGCCCGCACGCGAGCCTATTCAAGAGCGGGTTCAGCAACATCGTCAACATCGCAAACGGCGCGACGATCAACAATCCGCCATTGAACTTCAGCGGACTGTCCGACGCGTTCACCGTGCTGATGAAGCAGACGGACCCTGGCGGCGACCCGATCCTCATCCCCGGAAAGTTGAAGTTGGTCGTGGGTCCGGCGCTGTGGGCGACGGCGAAAAACCTGATCAATCAGCTCACCGTCGACGTCTCGATTCTCGGCGGTAACGTCAACGCCCAGGGCTTCCCATCGGCGTTCGTCAAAGTGAACAACTGGATTGTGGGCGATATGGAAATCGTTCACGATCCGTATATCCCGCTGGTTTGCACGGCCTCGGGAACGAAGAACACCATGTGGATGCTGTTCGCGGATCCCGCTCAGCAACCGCGTGCGGCGCTCGAAATCGGCGACCTCCAGGGCTACGGGCAACCGCAGACGTTCCAAAAGCAACCGAACACGATGCGGATCGCCGGTGGAGTTGATCCGATGATGGGCGACTTCTACACGATGGCGACGGAAATCAAAACCATCGTGGCATTCGGCGGTACGCAGATCGACGGCCGTAGCGCAGTCAGCTCGACCGGCCAAAGCGTATAGGTCATTTGTGTGGCGTTCACTTATCAATTCGGGGCCAACCCAACGATTGACGCACCGCGGCTGTTGATCGCGGACACGGACGCCACACACCCAATCTTTGACGACCGCGAAATCCAACTCATGTACACCATCGACCCGCCGGTGGTGTTCACTGCTGGCCAGAGTCAGGATGGCACGATTCCACTGACGTATGGAACCGCAAGCTACCGCAGAGTAGCAGCCGGGCTGCTCGATGCGCTGGCGAGCAACAAAGCGCGGCTGAGTGCGGCGCTCGAAGTCCTTGACATCAAGCTGGACCCGAGCAAGGCGGCGAAGGCGCTCATGGACCAAGCGAACAATCTACGCACGATTGACGACAACTCGGCGACGTTCGCACTGGTAGAGCTGGTACACGACCAATTTACGTGGCGTGAAAGAGTGTGGAAGCAATGGCTCCGCAAGTGGGGCGGATGATGCATGTTTCAGGGACTCGCATACGACTTGACCGAAGCCCTTCACCTTGTGGAGGAAGACGGGCTATTCGTGTCGCTCTGCACAATCACCCGGCGCCCATCGCCCGATACGGTGGATGCGTCAGGGCAAGCGGACCAGCGGCCATCGAATTACCCACCACTCGCGGGCCACGTCAATATCGCGTGCATGCTTTCGGTATGGCGGATGAAACCCGATATGGCGGCTGTCGTGAGGCTTGCCGATCGGTACGACACGTTGGCAGAGCGTCACTGTCTGCTCGATGGGTACTTCCCGCTGATTCTGCAACGCGACTTGGCGACCATCGACGGAACGTTATACGAGATTTACGCGGTCGAGTCCGATTCGCAGAGGACTTTCACGCGCTTGGCGTTGCGGAGCTTCACTCAATGAGGCTCACTGTTCAGCTCGCTGGCGTCAACACCGTGGACCTCCGCACCAAGGCGCTCATTGCAGCAGCGCGGCGTGGGATGTCGGACGGCCTCAGCGAAGGCGCTCAGATGCTCGTGGAGGAAGCGCAGACGCTTGTACCCGTGGACACCGGGCGGTTGCGCGATTCGATTCACGCCGAGCTGGTGGAGGCGACGGAGACGCGCATCCAGGTTGTAGTGACCCCGGCGTATGACGAACCGAATGAGTACGGCTTCGAGCCGGCGTACGCGCGGCGCATCGAGTACGGGTTTGTGGGAGAGGACCGCTTGGGCCGCCACTACCACCAGGCGGCTTCACCCTATCTCAGACCCGCATGGGACGGGAAAATCAATGAGATCAGAGAAACGATCCGGCAGCATGTCTACGAGGAATTGGACAGCGAATTGGCGAGGTCACGGTGATAGCGAAACCTCTGACACGCGCGACAAAAACGATGATTACGCTTCGATACCAGCGTGTTTTCTGGAGTGTACTCGTGGCCGCGTGTGCAATGTGTTGCTGCTCTGGCTATAGCGCCACGTGCCTTACCGCCATTCGAACCGCCAAGACCCCGCTGCACATTTGTGAGCATCGTGACTGGCTCCAGGTGGGTAGGATTGATGCAGGACCGCACGCGGCACAGGTGATCCAACTGGAGTCCTTCCGGTATTGGACCAATGTGCAACTCGTAAGAGATTCGATGAGCGCGGCACATTTTAGCGTGACCGAAAGTACCGATGTTGATTTGCGCGTAGCCCTTACTATCGAGCGATGCCATCCACAACCAGCATCCGCTTTCGGTGACCGGCAGAACGTGACCCATCAACTTGTCAATCAACGGACGCGGCACTGGCATAACTCTATTCTAGCGCAATTGCGCTGGAGGTACGCGTGAGCCTGTTAACGGTCGAGCAACAATTCGAGCAAGCCATGATCGCGGATGCGACTCTCAAGAGTCTGTTCGGCGGCACAGTGCGGCTGTACAACATTCAGATGCCGCAGAATCCGACATACCCTGCAGCGGCGTTTCAGCGCATCTCGACCAACCGTCAGTACGTCCACCCACAGTCACAGGGCGCCGGTAAGACAGCGCCGTTTGGATGGATACGGCTGCAGCTCACCATCTGGGGCGACCCGCTAAACGCGAGTTCTCAGGACCAGGTGCAGCAGATTGCCGACGCCTTCCGCACCGCGATTCACAAATTCAACCCATCGCCGGACGCAGCCGGTAACGGGCTATTCACTGAGCGGCCTGGCATTGAGCCCGGCACTCAACCTCCACTGTTCAAGTGGATTCAGGACTGGCAAATCTATTTTGTAGACGCGACACCATAAGGAGAAATCATGCCCACTTTCCCGAATTACCCGAGCGGTCAACCGGCAGCGCAGGTACTATTTCAGTACGCCGACCCTGCCCAGTGCCCCTCGAATTTCATCAGCATTGCAAACGTGATGGTGGGTCCGAAAACCACCTTCAAAATCCGCGAGGTGGAAACGACGGCTCACCCGACCGTGCAGACTTCGAGCGCGACGGTTCCGGCCACGTGGGTGCCAACGATCCGCGAGTACGCGGCAACGTTCGACATCTCGCTCAAGACGGATACGGACAACTATGCTGAGCTTGTGCGGTTCGCTCAGCAGAGCACGTTTCTCCAGTTCCGCATCATCGAGGCCGACTCGCGGCTGACTACCATTCTGTTCGCCGGGTACTTCACACAGTTCGATCTCGACAACCCGGTAAACGGCATCGTCAAGGCAACTTGCGCGATCCGCATCTCCGGTGATATCGAGTTCGGCTACTAGTGGTAGCCTGAGACATGCGCACGGTGAGCCGGGCGGCGGCTTTTGGCAGCTTTCTTCAACCGTCCCGGCTCCTGTGTGATACTTGAGCCATGAACTTCTTCAGCATCTTCGCAACGTTTTTGCAATTGCTCCCCGGCATCCTGGCGGCCATACAGGGCATTGAGCAGGTGGCGGGCGGTCTGCCTGGGCCGGTGAAGAAAGCGCTGGTGATGGGCACGGTGGCGGCGGCGACAGCGCAGGCCGGCCCGTTGCCCGGTAGTGGGCTACCAGACCACACACAGGCTATCGGCTCCATCATTGACACCGTAGTGGGTGCGCTGAACGCGGCGG